CAGGTACCCACTCCCCGAACATATCGGCCATGGCACCAACAAGAATATTCTGTCCCATTTTCAGCTTGTCCAGCACTCCGTATCTGTATCTATGCAGCGTAGGCTCAAATCCAAACGGATAAAGAACCTGCTGCCCCGTTTCATCGAGGAACGGTTCATCCAGAACATACACTCCATTTTCCATCCGGTACTTATCACGCTGTTTTATATTCATTTTCACATTACCGGAAAACCGCCTGCTCATCTGTCTTGCATAACAGTATTCACATTTGTACCGGCATCCGGTAATGATATTCAGCGTATGATCACAATACTCTATCTTTGAACGGTTCATATGTAGTTGCCTCCTCCTGTGCCGGCAATTTATCAAGGAGATTGCAAGCCTCCTCGACTGCCTCTTTCCTGAAATCAGAATAACCGTAATCATCTTTTACTCTGATTAAGATTTCAACAATCTCTCCAATCTTCATTTATCATTCCTCCCAATACTCAACGGTATATTCTGTCTGTCCGTTTTTCTTTTCCTCCTGCCCAGGAACTGTCTGCCGACCGATCCTTACAGAGTAACCTGCTTTCACAAGCAGCGTGGCGATCTGCAGTCTATCTTCCTCATTCCACTGAGCAGAACCCTTACGGATGCTCCTGATTATCTGTTTCGCCATTATCCGCACCTCCGCATTTCTTTCTCTTTATTCTCGTTTATGGTATCCTGCATTTTCTTCTCAAAGGCTTTTACAAACGCTTCTACCTCCGGTGGCATTCCGCAGTTGTGAGAGCCTCTGCATTGGATAATATGGTTGTTATTCCACTCCATTGTGAAATACGGTTTGTCCGGTTCAGTAGACTTTCTGACGAAAAATATGTTTGTCTCTCCTCTGGCCACCCTGTCAACATATCCTCCGACGCAATGATGTAATGCAGCTCCCTCCGCTTTTATCTCATCAGCAGTCTTCGGTACTACAAGCAGGAGACCTTTTCCTTTTATCTGGAAAGCATCTTTACAGTCTTTGTTCTCTTTAAAGATCTCCGACATAGCCTTTTTCGTCTGTTCCATACGCCTCTTTGCTTCTCGTTCTCTCCTTGCCTTTTCTTTCGCCGCCTGTCTGTCCATAAGTTCCTGATGCTCTTTTGCAGTACGGTCATGCACTTTTTTGAAATTCTTTGGCATATAGATGAACATATTATCCAGGTCATATTTCAGATCTTTGCACCAGTTAAGATACTCCAGCCAGTCCTTAGCCATATTTCGTTTTCTTTCAATACGTGGATCCTCTCGTTCCGTGTACCTCATATACGAATATTGCCAACAGCCACCCTGCTCTCCCATAGGATAATTCTCACATTCTTTCGTGATATATTTCACGATTTTATGAAGCGTGGTTTTCCTGTTTGCCTGTTGCAATAGATCTGTATTGCACCCGAACGTCTCATAATACTCCTGAATCTGCTCCGTCTTGAACTGTAAGCCGATCTTCTGTGCCACCTGCAACAGCCGAAGTACATCGTGGTTTCCATCAACAGCCTGCAATACTCTGGTATTTACCTTTGTCAGTCCTAAAATCTCATATATGGTATTCCCTTTAACATTGACCTTACCGGTCTGATAACCACTGTATCGAGAATTGATAAGGCCTTTTGCAATCTTATTGAGCCCCATCTTGCAGATCCATTCCATTTTCGGAAATTCCATATACTTTTCGATCGCATCCTCATATCTCATGGAAACTGTCGGAAGATTTGTTGAAAGCACTTCCAGAGCCGAGTATTTCATGGGGGTATGTTCCCACGCCTGCGGCAGATTTCCTGGATATAATATACATTCCATGCAGGCGATCTTTCCCTGATCCGGACACCAGCGGCAATTTCCTCTCTGCTTATACACTCCCCACTCATAGGATTCGCATTTGGGTTTCCCTTTCGGGAACGTATAAATAGCTCTGCTGTACTCCGAAACATACCTTTCGATTCTGCCTTTATTTATCAACATGTCCACATAGCTGTCGCTTCTCATTGATTGGTGTGCTTTGAAGTACCGGAAGACAAAACCGTCTTTCGTAGGATCCACATAAACAAACCACCGTTCATCTTGTGTCTGAGCAGGCATTCGTCCTTTTGCCTTAATGGTTACCCTGCTACCGCAGAACGGACAGATTCCTTTCTCGTTATTCCGCAGACGGATGTTTTTTCTGTCCACAATTCCGATTTCTTTGCAATGTGTGCATTCACATAACGCCTTACCTTTTTCCACTTCCTTGTAGATCAGGTATCGTGCGAAGCTCATTCCGGTATCCCATACCCAGTCGAAAAATTCTTTCGGCGCCTCCTTTATCGGATTCATTACCGCATCGATCTTGTCAGTCTCTTTCTTATGCTTTTCCGCCAGTCTTTTGTCCAAAACCTCTTGCTGAAATCTATGTATTTCTATCCATGGACTATATTCATCATCAGGAACGGCGTATTCTTTGAAGAAACCCTTTACTATTTTTAACTCTTCATCAGATCTCATAAATACATTCAGCCTATGTGAACTTTTATTCTCCTGATGATTCCACACATAATCCATTAGAGAAAAATTATACATTCCGGCAAATGAAGCTGTTAGCCATTTAGTCTTTGACGTTTTTAAATCCTGCGTGATATAATCATCGTGCGACAGAAATGTCCGGAAAGCTGCTTCTGTTTTTCCTTTCTTGAGAGCCTGAATCTCAAAGAAATTCAGAAGCAGTATTTTTTTGTCATCAATCAGCTCTGCTGTCGCGATATGTCTCATTCCTCCAAGCCGATCTGCGACTTCCATCATTTCCGGAGTTGCAATTGGTCTTGGAATAGCAGATAATTTTCTCTTTTCCACATCCATCCCTCCTACAGCAGATCGAATAACGACATCTGACCTTCTGTTTCATTCTTCTTTGGAGCCTGCTTTTTGACTTCTTTCACCGGTTTCGCATCAGGTGTCTTTTCCGGTGCCTTTTCTTTGGCAGGCTTCTGTTTGGAGATCTGTTGCTTACGCTTCTCAGCATCCTGCTTCTGCTGTTTTTTCCGTTTCTCCTCCTCTTTTTTCTTCTTTTCCTCAATAGCCTTATCATCCAAATGGAAATAGTCTTCCGCCCATTCATAGACCACATCATCACGGACCGCCGCACAATTTCCATCCCTCTGTTTTCTTGCCTGCTCATAGATATAAGCAAAACATTTCGCCCATGTTTTATGTGGCTGAAGAACATCAGATGACAATCCATCATCTTCCTCGCAGCGTTTCAGAAGATACTTAATAACCGGATCGGCGAAATTTTTATCTTTAGCATCGTTCAGTTCCTTTTCCAGTTTTTCTTTCGCTCTCTGTTTTAATGGTTTCGCATTTTCCTCTTCTGCCTGCTTTATTTCCTCATCCGTCGGCGCCGGTAAGCCTTTCGCTATATCTGCAAGCGACGCTGTTCCCATCGGAACTAAGTCCTCATCTTTTGTTTTCTTTTTATCTCCGGATGTGGCCGCTTCAAATGCTCCCCGTTCAATCGCATCAATCGCTTTTCCCATAGGGCTTACAGGTCCATCATTCTCCGGATCCTCTTCTACATCGGAGATTGCCGATTTATATTCCTTTTCCAGACGGTCATTGGTTACGTCAAACAACGTATCTCCTTTTTCGTCATAGAATACCGTGATAGAATCTCTTCTCAAGATCTGGTATTTCTTATCTCGAATCGTCAGTTCGCACTGTTTATTCTCGCTTTCATATCCAGCCTCAAGATACTTTCTGACAACCTCATTCCACGGCCACCCGTAGGTATTGTCATCTTTCTGCTCCAAAGCGAAATGTTTTATATCTGCTCCCATTGCATTTCCTCCTTCTTTTCAAAATCAAAAAACATATAATAATGCTCTTTTTCTATAGTCTGTTTCGTATCTGCAGATCCTCCTAAACTTCCGAGAGAATGGAACAGCCGCCTCCACGCCCATACATTTGATTGAAACATCGGTGTGATCCACAGCTCCTGCCCTTCCATTTCCTGTAGGAATAAAACGTGTCCAACAAGCGGATTCGTTATGGTATTGCCTATGCAGATATAACCGGCACACCCAAGAAGCGAAAGCTGTATGTAACACATCATTCCAACGATTCTGTCTATATCCTGACCGACAAATAAAACATGGTTCTGGAAATTATGCTTTGCATTCCTCATACTGTTAACAGCTGCTATCAGAGTTGCTCCGGCTCCGCAGGCAGGATCGCAGATGGATATATATCCTTTTTCCTCAATCTGCCTGTCCACATCTCCCACCGTTATCTCCGACATCATTTTGCATACACAGTATGGTGTGAAAAACTGCCCTTTCCAATGGTTCCCAAGCTCCAGTTCCATGTATAACTCTCCCAGGAAGTCCTGCTCTGGATTCCTCTCAAGTGCTTCTACCACAATCGCAAAACACTTTGCAGGTTTGTCCACTCCTCCGAGACGTTCGATACAATGTGCATATTCCTTTTCCCGGTTGCTGAACCTCGGTTCAGATCTGTCTACTGCATTTGCAATACTGCAAGCCATTGTGCTTATCAGATCTGACCACACTTGCCATCCGCTCCTGCTGTAGCACATCTCATTAAATATTTTTATGAACTCTTTTTTCGTTCCCTGTATTTCGCCGGTCATTGTCATCTCAATCCTTTCTCTCTCATCAGCCTGTCAATGAACTCCGGTGAGGATGGACGGAATGGTTCTTCGGTTTTCTGCTCGATCTTCGGCTTTTCCGGAACTTTTTCTTCAATCATGCCTATGTATTCCCGCTTCTTTTCCAGCACCGCCGCAGGTACCATGGATTCATTTACCGCACGTTCCACAATCGCATCATATATCTTGAAGAAATGTGCTCTGTTTGCCACAGGGTTATCTCCGTAGCACAATTCACGGAACCCTATTCTCTCAACAGCCTGCTTCGTTGGACCGGAAAGGCTCTCCATAGCCTCATCAGATCTGTAATACCCATATTTCTGAATCGCCTTCTGGACATCTTCCCAGGCCTCCCCGGCGTCTTTTAGCTGTGGTGCTGTGTACTCAGCACATTTTGCTCTTATCTCGGAAATCTGCGGCGGGTAAGTGTGTGTTGCTATCAATTCCTGAAGTGCTGTCTCACACAGACTGTAATCAAGATCTCCGAGCATCGTGTACCACAGCTTTATGCTGTATTTGTCCGGCATGATGTTAAAAGACGGATATGCACTTTTGATAATCGCTCTGATGATATCGAATTGTTCTGCTGTCAATCATTCCACCCCGCAGTCGATTCCATATACTGTTCTGTTCCAATGTTCCGGTTTCCACCGGGGTGAGGTCTGTATGCAGGTGCCTTATCCTGTGCCCTGCTCAGCCACCCGGTAATAAATCTTTTGATTCCTCTTGCAGTCTTTCTGTTTCTCGGATTGCTATCAAGCCATCCACACATTTTTCTAAATTCCTGTTCCACATCAATCGCCGGATATAACTGTCGGAGAGAATTCAAATAGTCAAAAGTGACATCGAAAGAACCGGATCCGGTAACAAGTGGTAAGGATATGAACACCTTCTGCTCGGAGGTTTCTACCTCCGGGCATAATGTATTTATATCTTTCTCTTTATCTATCTCTATCTCTTTCTCTATCTCTTTCTCTACGCTCCCGTTTTGTTCCAATGTGTTGCATGGTGTTGCATTGGTGTTGCATTGCAACGCTTTTCTCTCTCTACACTGTCTTGAACGCTGTGTACTCGCCGCCTCGGAACCCACCATTTTATCGCATTCCGTTAGGCGGTACTCCGTTTCATCAACCAACTCTATTAACCCCTGTGCAAGCAGGAATCTGACGGTTACATTAACGTTTTCTGCTTCTTCATCCAGTTCCAGGGCGAGTTCTTCGTAGAAGTCATCTTCCACTCCCTCAAAGTAAAGCCGGCCGTCCTGTTTCATGGCGATAAGCAGCATTTTCAGATAAATGATTGTATAAGTATCTCCACCGGCGATCTTGCGGAGTTTTTTTATTGGCTTCTGCCGGAAGAAATCATCCGGCAGCTTTAACCAATAGTATCGTTTTCCCATATAGGTGCCTCCTAGTAAATTACTTTAGAGCCCTCTTCCGTTTTGATAACGGTCACACTCTGATTGAATCGTGCTTTCATGGCATCATCATGTGTGATTGCCATTACTTTTACATCCGGATACCGCTGGCGGATCGCCTCAAGGGAATCCACATAAGCCTGTGTTCCGTCATCATCAAGGAATGGAGGCTCATCAATGAACAACATTCCAAGCTGGATACCGGCGGCTGTAGCCTTAATTTCAGACAATGCAAGGATAACAGCCAATGACGCTTTTACTTTCTCACCGCCGCTCTTGGATGCGTATGGAAGTGTTGTCTTACCATACTCCTCGATCAGGACATCCAGTGTAGCCTTGTCACCGTCTTTTCCTTTTACCGTTCGCTCCATCACGAAATCGACACCCATTGTTCCTCCGGTCATCTGGCCAAGGATATTGTTTGCCGTGTCCGTGATATGCGGAATGATATTCCGGATAATCTGATGAGGAACGCCGTCCTGTGAGAATGCCTGCTTTAAAACGTCATATCTCGTTGTAATAAGGGCACATGCTTCAATATCTTTCTTCAGTTCGGAAATCTCCTCTTTCATGGACTTAACATCTTCCGCCTTCTGGATAAGTGTTCCTTTCTGCACCTGCAAATCCTGAAGCTTTTTCTTTTCAGTTTCCATTCTTTCCTCAAGATCAGAAACTTTGGATTCCATACCTGAATCAAAACTTTCCATAAGTTCAGATGCAGAAATCATATCGGCTACCATAACGATCAGCTCTTCATCTTTCTTTTCAAGCTGCTTTTCCTGCATTGCCATATTTTCCCTGGCATTTTTCACTCTTTCCTCATATACCGGAAGGGACTTCTCCTGTTCCGCATATACTTTCAGTCCGTCAGCCTTTTCTTTGACCTGTTCGTATAAATTAACTCTTTCCGAAAGGTTATTAACTCTTTCCGTTATCTCTTGAGCCTGTAATTTGACCTCAGAGGCGTTTTCAGAACATGAGGCGATAGTTTTATCGTTTGACTCTTTTTCAGCCTCCAGGCGGGCACGTTTGAGCCTGCTTTCTTCAATCCTCTGTTTCTTTGCCTGATATACTTCCAGTTCTGCAATCCGTTCTCTGATGGACGTCTCCTTTTCTTTTGAATATCCGATGTTCTGCAGCTCCTCCTGCTTTTTCTGTTCAAATTCTGAAAAAGCAGTTTCCGCCTCTTTCATTGCCTCCTTGATCGTCGAAATGCACTTTTCTGTATTTTCGATTTTAGAGGCATCCTCTTTCGCCTTTTTAAGAAATCTGCAGTTTGCATTTTCGATATCCGCACATCCGGAATCTTCCATGTAGGCTTTCTGCTGTTTCTGCGTTGAAAGATCTGATTCCGCCAGACGGAGCTGTGTTTCATAAGTAGCATTCGCTTTCTGAAATTCATCCCGCTTTGCAGATACTTCCTGCAACACAGCGTCATGGGCATTCTTTTTATCCATTACCGCATAAAGCTCTTCTCTTTTTTCTTCCAATTCAGCAATCTTTTCAGCGATTCCATCATCAGAATCCGTATCCAGCCCAGAAAGCTCCTGATCAATCCTTGCGTTTTCAAACTCTGCATTCTTAATAATGTTCTGGTATCTCTGGAGATTGGCTTCGCAGTCTACTAAAGCTTTCTTCTCGCTCTCATAACGGATAAGCTCCTCTGATAAGATCTTCATTTCATCCTCTGCAGCTGAATACTCTTTTGACTTCTCCCGGATGACATCCGCTTTTTCCAGGATTGTTTCGCAGGATTCTATAATGGAGTTCAGCTTATTTATGGATTCCTCAATAGACGCTTTCTCATTTTTTACCTGTTCTTTTCTACTGCGAAGATCTTCGCAATTTTTCTTTGCAGCTTCATACTTAACCAAAAGTGCCTGAGCATCTTTCAAATCTGTGGAGATTTCTCCGATCAACTTTTCCGAGGATTCAATCTCTTTTTCCAGCTCTTCCAGTTCCTCCTGCGGATTGCCTTTGCTAGCGATAATGTCATCTTTGATTTTTACAGCATCTTTCTTCTGCATCAGAGTACGTTTCGCATCACCGAGACGTTTTCTCGCATCCTGCTCCATAATTCCGTAAATTCCAAGTCCCAACAGATTTCCAAGGATAGAGATTCGTTCATCTTTTCTCGCCTGCAAAAACAGTCCGTACTGATCCTGCATAATAAGAGCACAGCTGCGGAATGTCATGGAATCCATTCCAAGAACCCTTAAAATCTCACTCTGTGTATCATTGATTCTTTCTTTTGAAAGGTTCAGCCAGTCGGTACCGTCCTCATTCAGCTGTGAAAGGTTCAATGTTGGCTTTCCGGATTTTGTTCTGGTTCTCACTACCCGGAACCTGCTTTCACCAATGTCAAATACAAACTCAATGGAACCGCTTCTGGCATCTTCGGTACCTCTGATCCACGACTTGTTGTCTCCTTCTCTGGTTTCTTCAAATAAGCAATCCGAAATCGCATCCATAAACAGGCTGCTCTTTCCTGCTCCATTCACACCGTTAATCGTGCAGAAAGAAATATCATCGAAATCAAAGAATTCTTCCTTATAGGTTCGGTAGTTTTTGACCTTAATGCTTACCGGTTTGAATACACCGTGGATCTCAACAGTGTTACTGCTCTTCATCGCATCAGCGATAATCGGCTCTGCAAGTTCCACAATTTTTTCTGAATCGGTAAAGCACTTCTCATCCAACCATTTCTTGAGGTTTAAAAGAGGATCACTTTCTTCGGAAAGGAGCTGCCGATTCGTGATGTTCATCATGCTCTCAGCTTCAATATCCGCCACATAGAACGCTCCGATTTCATACAAATCTTTTTGTAACACCGGAATGTTTAATGCCTTCTTCTGTTCCGTGTCGCAGCTGTACTGCAGTCTCACTATGGCGTCCATGCAGGAAGATGCGTAATCTTTCTCGAGAAGATACATCTTTCCAGATCTGAGATATTCAGCAACATCTTCTTTATCCCATTTAATCGTCTGGAACTTCCGGTATGGAGTTTCATATAAATGTCCTTTTTTCAGGCTTTTCTTTTCAAATTCATGGATCCAGAATCCACGTTTCTGTCCTTCATCGTTGAAATTCATAGCGTTTATGGCACCGGAATAAAATACATTTTCCAGACCTTCGAGCATCTGCGGGCGGTGGATGTGGCCAAGAAGAACCGCATCGAATTGTGCTGTCTGCAGAGCCTCTCTCGGAATTACCGGCTCAAAATTTGAAAAGAACGATGTCTGTCCGGATTCCATATTGCAACCCGGAACTGTATAATGTGCCATCAGGATCGCAGGAACCATATCTGCCACAATATTTGTCTGTGAGCATTGTGCTCTCAATCCCATAACCATTTCGCTGATATGATTGGTCCATGTAAGATTTTCTTCCTCTGCAGAAAGCCCAGGGAATTTAGCTCTGAACTCCTGCTTATCAAACCCAGGAATGCATACAATGTCAGCGATCGGCGTACTGATAACCTGCGGCGTTGTAACAACAGCAACCTTTTTATTGTGTTCCAGCATCTTTGTAAGTACACGGAACTGTCCGGCGCCGTCATGGTTCGGTGTTCCTCTCATGACAACCACGAATTTGCTAACTTTCGACAGCTCATCAATAATCCTTGTTGCAGTCACCATTTCGTCAGAATATCTTACCGGTCCGATCTGCTCCTGATGGAACACATCACCGCTGATACAAACCAGATCCGGCTTTTCTTCCTTCGCCTTTTCAACCATATATTCCAAGCATTTTACTGTATCCAGGGAACGGAGATTCACTCCGTCCTCAACAGGACCTTTAAACTGGCCAATGTGCCAGTCAGCTGTATGCAATACTTTCATTACATTTCCCTCGCTTTCTTTGTTAATTCCTCTAATTTCGGATAAAGAATATTGAACTGCTGTTCTGACATTCCGCAGAAGTCGATTCCATCACCTGTCCATACTTCTCCGACAATCAGGATATTTCCCATAATCGGAGATCCATGTTTGTCTGTTTCATACAGGAAACTTCCCACACCATTCATATCAAGATCATGGTAAAGAAATTCTTCATCAACCAGCATGCTCACGCAGCTTCCCTTTGCTTTTCCAACCTTGTTTGATCCTCCAAGCTCTTTGTATAACCTGTTTGGCATTACATGCTCACACAGTCTACATTTCGGACCGATGAGATCTGCGAGCGCCTCATTCTGCTCGGAATAATTACCTTCAGGGAATTCATGTACTGAAATCTCATTATCTGTTGTAATTTTTATGAGTTTCATTACTTGTTACCCCCTCTCTGGCATTTAATGCAAAGCGGCCGGCCAAACTTATTCAAAGAGTATTCGTAAACTCTTTCGTTGATCTCTGCTCCGCAATCATTACAAAAAAGTCCGTTTTCCTCTTGTGCAAGATCACTGCCCGCCGACTCATCAGGGGCAACTCCATCGTGTACCGGTTCCTGATATTCTCCAGAAAAATCATCTTCCGGAATATCGCTCTGAAATGCCGGATTGTCGGCATATTCAGAAACATCAAATGTATTTTCTGTTTCAAAATCCACACGTCTTACAGGAATTTCTGGTGTGCCGAACATATTATTCACGGACTGCATTCCCTGCGTAAGCATTGCCTGACGGACATTCGGATCGGAATAATCAGGCGAAAATACAACCGTCGGAATGGCGAAGTTTTTCTTGAGTTCTTCATGAGTATATGTTCCTTTCAGTCCGAGCAAAGCACGAATAACACGGAGTTTTGCTCCGGTCATAGCCTTTTCTGCCCAGGTCTTTCTAAGCTGCGTCATATTTACAAGAACAGATCTCTCGATATATTTTTCTCTGTCACACTCGTCAATCACATATCCATTGACTTCTTTTCCGAATTTATTCTTCAATTTCTTAAACTCGCCTTTGAAGAGTTCAGCTGCAGCTTTCGCCTGCTTTTCATCGGTAATGCCTTTCACTGCTTTATCACCGAATTCAATTCGGAACTTAGCCTCTTCATCTTCCAGGCAGATCACTTTCTGATCCGTTTCTGTTCTTGCTGTACCATCCGCCTTTTTCATGGCCCCCTGTGCCTGTGCCCGGTATGTGTACTTATCAATTCTTTCTCCATATGTTTCCTTTGGATTGAACTGAATCCCAGCAGCCATAGCGAGTTTATTAAGCATCGGTTTTGTAAGCGAAAATGCACTTACCCAGATTGTATTTCCACTCCGGTCCTTCTTTCCGCTGTCCACAGAACCGACTTTAAAAATGTCTCCGCTATTTTCTCCGAGATCCACCGGAACTTCTTCGACATGAAATTTGTAGAAAGGGTTTAACTGAACATCCGTAGATGTCGGCAACAATAAGTTGCACTGAGAATAATGATCCATTACCTCCGGTAATGATGATAAAAATTCTTTGCTCATTGATTTTCCTCCGTATTCATTGACTTTTTTCCCACATCCATGCTAAAATACGGATGTGGGGTGTATAGGTTTTTCACCCTTGGATTCACTCGCTAAAGCGATTGTGAAATCCGAAAAAAGTTTCTGAGTTAAAGCTTCAATCACTAATTCAGCCAGATACCATGGTGTCCGTCTAACACCGTTGGCATCGCCATAACGCTGTATTATGGATTGGAGCTTTTTCGTTGCTGTACCTACAGCAAGCTGATAGTCTTCTTCATTGATTTCTCTTCCGATCATCTCCTCTATTGTCTTCTTGTCCATAACCAATCTCCTAACCATTGCAAAAACAAAAACATTCCGTATGCCACAAGTCCGGCCGCGAATACTTCTCCGCCTATAGCATCATATCCTCTCACTTCACGAAGTTTCTCTGCTATTGCTATGTAAAAAAGGATTCCGGATGCAAACGATATTGCCAGTTGTGCGAGCATGATCGCCGCCCATTTTAGTTTTTCTTTCACTACTCTGAGAAATCTTTTCATTGCTCTTTTTCGTGAATATTTCTTCAGAACCTGCGGATTATATAATGCAACCCGTTCCGGCCGGAGGATAACCTGCTCTGTATTATTTATCAGGTCATACAGTACAAATGGTTTCATTTTCTTTCTCCTTTACACAATTATTCTCATCTGTCCGTTGTTCTCGGCGCAGATAAGGTGAGACAGTTTTTCAACCGAGCGAGCAATCCGCTCCTCTCTCATCTTCTCTTCATCTTTGCAGTCACATTTTTCTCCCGGATCCAGATAACATCCACATTCCGGACAAATATAACCATACATTCTCTTCTTCCCTCCTTTACTCAATCATGCAGTTTTCATTAAAGTATTTCTTCGGGATTCTCCCGTTTGGATAAGCCTTTGTAAGTTTACCGCTATCAATGCACTCCTGACGCATTTCCCGGATCATGTTATACGCTTTGGACTGGCTGACATCCAGGAGCTTCACAATGTCATCAACTTTATAGTAAGAACGGTTGGAACTATCCAGTTCCTTGACAATACCAGCAGCCATATCTCATCCTCCTATCTAATATTTTTTTCTGCCCATATCTTCAGCTCGTTAGTAATCTGAGTGACCTCATCCAGTGTCTTGATAATGGTTTCTAAGTCTCCCTTTTCCTCTTCAGTGATCATGCCGTCTTCCGTGATGTCCAAAAGCAGATCTTTTGCCTTCGATATTTTTCTGAACGAAGAAAGAGCTTTTACACTGATTCTGTCAAGATCTTCCGATTCGACTTCCGGAAAATCCTTTCCAAGCGGACACATATACTTACAAAAATGAGCCTTCAGTTCCGGAGCATTATATATATCTGACATCATAAGAACTTCATCAGGAAATGGATTTTTACTGCCAAGCTCTATTCTCGCAAGCCTGCTTCGGTCAATTCCAAGCTCCTCTGACGCTCCCTCTCTGCTATTCAGACGGTCATTGAACTTTGCGGCGTTGTAACGTGCCTGTGTGAAGATATTTTCCTTTGCTTTTGTTGCATACTTTGCCATTTAAGTGACCTCCGTAATAAGCTAAACTATAATCAAATAACTGTATCGGTGTAAGGAACCGTAACGTGTCTATCCTCACCGATCACCTTCGCGATCTCAGGTGCGTAGACTCGGCCATTGACAACACCAGAAACATAATTTCTGCTAAATCCAACACGCTCTGCAAGTTCAGTCACGTTAATATCATCATCAATCATGGATTTTTTTACTTCTTTGCACCATGTCGGAAGAATTCGTTTCATTTTTCCACCTCTTTCCGTTTGTTACCATTTGTTGTTTACATTTGTTTAAAACTGCCTTAGAATAACGGTATACGTTAATCAAAATAGAAAGGAGTATCTGCTATGAATAATCAGACTTCGTGGTCGGAGCAATTACAACGCATTGGAATGTCAGAGTTTTCGTCGGCTCATCAGGACATCCTTATGCAGTTACGAGAAAGCCGGATTCCGATAGGATCTGCTTCTCTTTCGCAAGCATCTGCCGAAGCCCTTATACGGGCTGTGTCAGTAATGATTGAAGAAAATAACAAAGCCGTTCTTACGGAATTAGAACAGTAACTATTCATTTTGCATTACTTCTTTTGAGCGATTTTTTCGCTCTGTTTTTGAAAAGTGTTTTAAACATTTGGTGATTACAGTTTTATAATAATCCCCATTTGTGAGTTTGTCAATACTTTTATTCACATTTTGGGATTTTGAAAGGAGCACTATGATTATTCAAAGAGTATTATCTCTACTTGATGAGAAATCGCTTAAAGCCGCGGATTTATGTAGGGCTTTAGATATAAGCACTAGTACAATGACAAACTGGAAAAACAGGGGGACCGATCCACCGGCAAAGATGATTGTCCCAATTTGTGAATTTCTCGGCGTTTCATGCGAATTTCTATTAACAGGAAAAGAAAGCATATTTCCTGCAATATCAAAAGAAGATTCTGAATGGCTGGTTCTAATTCATCAGCTACCAGATGATGCTCAATTAGAATTCAAAGGAGAGCTGAAGGGCTATATAAAATGTCTCAAACGAGATGTTGGTGAACCAGCGGGATTGAGAGAGGCAAAATAATACCCTTCGAGTGGTACCGAAGGGGAAGGAGAGATTAAGTATGAGCATGATAAACTGTCCAGAATGCGGAAAAGTAATATCGGACACAGCTACAACTTGCCCGAATTGTGGGTATGTATTGAAAAAGAAAAAGCCTGCATGGATTATAGTGCTGGCAATCATAATGGGGATTGTTGCGATTATCGTTCTTGCTTCAGGATTCAAAGATCTTTTCATATCAAAAGAAATTGGTTCTGATAAAAAGCAACAAGTTTCCGAGGAAAAGAATGCCGAATCACAGAAAACAGCGTTTCAGTTTGAGGTAAGCACGGATGAAGATCTTGTGGGATTCCCAGACGCTCAGGGGTTTACCGAGGTATCCGACGGAGAATTTAAGACAGCAATGGTAAGTATAGGAGTAAAAGATATATCTGATGTAGAAATCGGGAATTACAAAGAAAAATCTGGCGTTTACTTTCTCGACGCAAAGTGTAAAACAGATACGGGTATCACGTTAATTATCGATTATATGTACATCTCGTTCTCTTCTGATCCAGAATGGACCATTTGCTATATTGCGGACTACGATTCTGGAAAATATTATTATGTAAGTGAAGAATCTGAGAACGAAGTGGATATATATGATTACAAAACAGGTGAATTAAAATCAAAAGCCAATCCTAGTTCAAACAGTAATTAAGGTGTAATAATGAGTGATATTGGAGAAAGAATCAAGGAACTGCGTTCGGAGGCAGGCATTACCCAGTTGCAGCTGGGGAAATATGCAGGATGCACCGGCCAGGTTATATCTAACATAGAAAGAGGATACACACGCCCATCGGCAGAGGTTCTTAACAAAATAGCAGATTCCCTGCATGTTCCTTCAGACTATATATTGGGAATCTCTAAATCAAAATGGATTGCGTCAAATCCATATTCGCTGAACCGATGTTTACAGGAAAGAATCTCTTCTCTATTAAAAAAAGAACAAATGACAATAGAATCATTCGCCGCAGCCGCAGAACTTGACCAAGACGAAGTGTCCGAAATTGTATTCGGAGGAGTTCAGCCAAATACAGACACACTGGCCAGGATTGCCGGCACTCTTCATACAACGATAGATTATCTTATCGGGATAAACGAATACGAAGTCTCGATAGAAACTGAGGAAGAAAAAGACATTATCCAATATTTCAGAAAAATGTCCAAAAGCGGCAAACGAATATTCATGGGAATGTTGGAGGAGGTCAAAGACAAATAACACGAGACAGGAGACTTTGCAATGCCAGCATACAAATATCAGTTGAAGACCGGGAAAACGAAGTGGTATGCGAACTTCTATTATGAGGACTGGACGGGCACCAAACAGCATAAATGCAAACGTGGTTTTGATACGAAGAAAGAAGCCAATGAATATGAAAGACTGTTCTTGGATAAGTTTTCAAAGAGCCCTACTATCCTGTTCTCTTCCCTTGTTGACAACTATCTGGATGATATGAAGACCAGGCTAAAACCAACAACCATAAAAAACAAAGAGTATCTTATAAGAACGAAGCTGGTTCCATACTTCGGAAAATTGCAGATCTGCAATATAGACGCCGAGGTTATAAGAAAGTGGCAGAATGTGCTGATTGAATATAGGGATAAGAAAGGAAATCCATATGCAGAGACATATCTCTATACCATAAATGCCCAAATGTCAGCAATCATGAATTATGCTGTAAAATTCTACAGACTGCAGATCAACCCTTGCTTTATCGCCGGATCCATCGGTAAAAACAAGGCAAGTGAAATGAAGATATGGACGCACGATCAGTTCAAACAGGCCATAGAGCACGAGCAGAAAATAGCATACACGATTGCTTTTAAAATCCTATTTTACGGAGGCCTCCGGGAAGGGGAGTTGCTTGCCCTTACTCCTGATGACATACCGAGAGATGAAGCCCTGATTGACATCAATAAGAATTACGCCGTAGTGGACAGGGTAGAATACTTTCTCACTCCAAAGACAGAACGAAGCGTCCGGATCGTAACCATACCGGATATCCTGCACGCAGAGATTCTCGAATACATCGACAGCATAGAGGTTGATCACGATGAGCGAATCTTCTATTTTGGGAAAAGCGGTCTGTCCGATGAATTTAAACGGATGAAGAAAAAGGCAGACGCCGAAGATATACGAATCCATGACCTGAGACACAGCCATGCAGCCATGCTGATAAATATGGGTGTTGGAATCGAAGAGATCTCCAGAAGACTGGGACACGATTCCATTAAGACAACATGGGATACCTACTCCCACTTATATCCAGGTACAGACAAAGTGCTTGCCGGAAAGATCGAAGATCTTATTAAGAAAGAAGCAGAAGAAAAAGATGTTCCGAAATATGATGTTTCCGAATCAGATATACCTATGGTTCCTGAGTCTCCTCTCGGAAAGCAGAGCCAGTCTATTCTGTTTACTGCAGCGAAGAAGAGCAATGTTCATATTCAGAAGAATAACCGAAACATCTTCCAGAAGTACGGTATCGATATTGATAATGAGGTTTTATTCGGATATAAGATGATAGACTATCTGGACTTCATAGCATTCGGAAATTCAATCATTAACATCATCACGGATTTCCATCCGGAAGAAAAGCTAAAGGATTTCATTCTGTCGATGTTCACGGAATCCATTTCGGCATGCGAAATGGCAGACGGAAATATCCTGAATCTGGACACATATATTTCCCAGACAGCCATACCAAGATACCATAAAATATATGGAATATATGCATAATTTTATTTTTTAACATCACCGTAACATCACGGATATAAAAAATCCCCTGAGAGCCCAGTGTTTATGCGGGTTCCCAGGGGATACCTATTATTCAAACTCGATCGTTGCTGGCGGCTTGGTGGTATAGTCGAACAGAACACGGTTGATATGCTTTACCTCGTTTACGATGCGGTTTGCTGCGGTGGTAATGGTTTCGGTGGGCAGCAGGGTAACTTCCGCGGTCATAAAGTCGGTCGTGGTCACAGCGCGCAGGGCGATGGCGTAATCATAGGTACGCTCATCACCCATAACACCAACGCTGCGCATGTT